GGATGCCGCCGCCGCGGACGGGCCGTTCGGGGACGCCGACGTCGGCCCGGTCGCGCGCCGCTCCGAGGTTGCCTCGCAGGCCGGTGACCTGATCGGGCAGGCCGCACGGCTGATCGCGCCGTATCGGAGGGTGCGGTGACCGCCACCACTCGCGCGCAGGTACGCGACGGCATCGCCCAGTTCTTCGGGGGCACCACCTGGGACGCGACCGGCCGGATCTACCGGCCGACGCCGCTGGCCGCCTACGGGCTGGCCGGGGTCCGCCCGTACATGGGCAAGCGGCTGCCCGCCGACTCCGACTTCACCCACGGCCTGCCACAGGGCCGCGCCATGGGCGCGGTCATGCTCGTGCACCTGCCGTCCGACACCGAGACCCGCGACAGCTTCGGCGGCCCGCTGTCTGGCATCAAGCAGGACCGCATCACGGTGCAGCTGTACCTCTACCACCGCGCCCAGGTCCCGCACGCCGAGGACGCCCAGGCCGACCTGGAGGAGCTGCTGCAGGCGATCCGCGACCACATCCACAGCGACCGCACGCTCGGCGGCACGGTCGTGCAGGCCGGGGAAGGCCAGGGCGGCTACATCACCACCGACATGGACGTGCCGGTCGTGGGCCGCAACGACGCGACCGAGTCGACCGCGCGCGTGTCGTTCAACGCTGACCTGTACCCCGCCGCATGAGGGAGAACGCCGTGGCCAGGTTCGTCTACACCGGCGACCAGCAGCAGACCTACCCGCAGTACCTCGACGCCGAGCAGGGCCGCACGCTCGTCGCCGAGCCCGGCCGCACCTACGACATCACCCCGGCCGACGGACAGGCCGCCGCCCTGCCGATGCCGCCGGACGGCCGATGGGCCAAGCCGAGCAAGGAAGGAAAGGCCTGATGCCGATCGTCTACCCCGCCGCCCAGCAGTTCCTGGGCATCGCCAAGGAGACCACGCCGGGCACGGCGGCCGACCCCCAGCGGTTCATCCCGTTCCGCACCTTCGAGCCGAAGGACCGCGCCGAGATCCTCGTCGACGAGGGATACCGCGGCAGCATGGCCGCCGAGTACGGCGGTGTCCTCGGCCCGCGCTGGGCCGAGCTGGAGCTTGGCGGCGTGCCGTTCTCCGACACCGTGGGGGACCTGCTGTTGAACATGCTCGGCGGGTACGGCGTCACCGGGACCGGCCCGTACACCCACACCTTTTCCCTGCTCAACTCCGATCAGGGACAGCCGCCGACGCACACCTTCACGCACCGGCAGGGCATCACCGCTACGACCGGCGCGCGGGCGTACCCGTACGTGCGGATCTCCGAGCTGTCGCTGACCGGCAACGCCGAAGGGCTGCTGGAGTACGAGGCCAAGGCCGCGTGCTTCCCGTCCGAGCCGGCGGCCCAGGCGCCGGTGAACACCCCGCCCACGTCGTCGGTGACACCGGCGTGGCGGTCCAGTGTGTCGCTCGGTGGGACGGCATCCCCCGCGGTGTTGGAGTGGTCGGTGCAGCTGACGCGTGAGCAGGTCATCGACCACACCGCCGACGGCACGCAGACCCCGTTCGCGATCGGCGACGGCGAGATCAAGGTGTCGGGCAAGCTCACCGTCCGCGCATCCGATGCGGCGCCGCTGGCCGGTGAGGCGCCGCTGACGACCTTCCTAGCGGGCACGGTGCAGCCGCTGGTCATCGCTGTGGCGTCCGACTACGGCGGCACCGCCGGGCACTCCCTGACGATCACCATGTCGCAGTGCCAGTTCGACGCGGCCGACCTGGTGCAGCAGACCATGTTCGGCTACGAGATCGGGTTCCGCGCCTGGGCGAACGCCACCGACGCCGGAACGTCCGGCGGCCTGGCGCCCATCAAGGCGGTCCTGGTCAACGACGTCACCACCTACTAGCGAGAGAGGGTCGACCATGCAGACCATCCGCATCACGCTGCCCGAGCACCCCGACCACCCGGGCGTCGAGCAGTGGGCCGAACTACGGGCCGTGTCCACGCTGCGCGCCGGCGACCGCAAGGCCGTCAACAAGACCATGCGGTTCAAGGTCGACGAGAACGGCCGCATCGAAAGCACGTTCTCCCCGGGCGACATGGACGAGCTGACCAACGCCGTCCTCGCCCGCGTCATCGTGAACTGGTCTTACGACCTGCCGCACCCGCAGCAGGACCCGTCCAGCCTCGACGAGCTGCCCTTGGACGCGTGGGAGGCGCTGGAGGAGGCCACCAAGCCCCACCGGCAGGCGCTGGATTTCAGCAGGCGGAGGGACCCGGCGGAGACGAAGGACTCCGCCGCCTCCTCCGCCTGAAGAACCACCTGAAGGGCCACCACGTCCCAGGGCACGCCCCCGACGACCACCTGATCGAAGTCGCCCGCTACGCCGCGTACGCCGACGCGTTCGGGTGGACCCCCGACCAGGTCGACGCGCTGCCGGTCGACGTCGAGCCATGGCTGATCCCCGTCCTCAACGTGATCCGGGAGGTGCAGCATGGCGATCAACGGCGACCGGATGCGGGAGATCGCCCGCCGCGCCAATGACGGCGCCCGCGCAGCGGCGAACGCGATGGCCGAGGCGGGGCAGGCCGAAATCCGCCGCCAGCTCGGCCGCCGCCAGCACCCCCCGCGAACGTCCACCCCCGCGCCGCCGGGCGCGCCGCCGGCGCGGGTGACGGGTCGGCTGCAACGGTCGGTGCTGCCGACCCCCGCCGCACCGTTCGGGGCGTACCGGTGGGTCGCAACCGTCGGGCCGCGGGGCGTGGTGTACGCCCGCATCCAGGCCACCGGCGGTGTGATCCGCCCCCGGCGTGCCCGCTTCCTGGTGTTCACCCTGGACGGGCGGGTGATCTTCGCGCGGCAGGTGAGGCTCCCGGCCCGTCCGTACCTGCCGCCCGCCCGCAACGCGCTGCGCGCATCCGGCCAGCTGCACCGCATCGCGGGCGAGGCGTTCCGCCGCGAGGTGCACGGTGGCTGACAACGAGACCGTCGAGCGGTTCATCGCGGACGTCACCCAGTACGTCCGCGAGGTGCAGCGCGCCGCACGTGAGTCTGATCAGTTCGGCGAGCGGTCCCGGGAGGCGGCCGAGCGTGCCCGGCTCATGGGCCACCAGGCGCAGGAGGCCGCCGAGCGTGCCGCACGCGCGCAGGCTCGGGCGGCCGAGGCCGCCGAGCGGCTCGCCGAGGGCCAGGGCGACGCCGAGGAGGCCGCGCGACTGGCGGCCCGCGCACAGCGGGAGCTGGAACGCGCCGAGATCATCCAGGCGCGTGCCGCCCGCGCGGCCGCACGTGCCGCCGACGAGCAGGCCGCCGAGTACGAACAGCTGGCGCGGGAAGCGGCGCGTGCGGCGGCCGCACAGCGGTTGGCGCAACTGCGCGCGGCCGGGCAGGTCCGCGAGCACAACCAGCTGCTCCGCCGCCTGCGCGAGGAGTACGGCGACCTGGGCCGCGACGGTGACGCCACGTTCACCGAGATGACCAGGGCCAGCCGCGACTGGTTCTCGTTCCTGCGCAGCGCCGCCGTCCAGGAGCTGGGAGCGCGGCTGCCTGCGCTGCTGCTGGCGCTGCCCGCGGCGGCAATGCTGGCCGGGAACGGCATCGTCTTGGGTGTCGGCGCCGCGCTCGCCGGCATCGGTGTCCTCGCGGCAGCACAGAACGCGCAGGTCAAGGACGCGTTCTCCGACTTGAAGGACCATGTCGTCGACTCGGTCCGATCCTGGGCTCGTCCGTTCGAGTCGACGCTGATCAACATCACCCGGACGGCGCGGCGGGTCTTCGACGCCTTCGGCCCGGACCTGCGGCAGATCTTCCAAGACCTGGCGCCGGCTGTTGAGGTGTTCGTCGACCAGCTCGGCGACGCGCTGCTGAACTTCCGGCAGCCCCTGCGCGCTTTCTCTGACGCCTTCCGCGCGGTCCTGTCCACCCTGGGGCCGCAGCTGGACACCATCCTCGGCAATGTCGCCCAAGGGCTGACCCGGATCGCCGAGGCGGTCGAGCGGAACCCCGAGGACCTGGCGAAGCTGATCTCCGACCTGTCGAACCTGGTACGGATCGCCGGAACGCTGACCGGGGTGCTGATCAACGTCTACCCGGCGGTCAGCACCTTCACCTCGGTGCTCGGCAAGCTCGCCGACGCGGCCGACGCGGTCGGCCCGGCCGCCGGGCGCCTCGGGACGGTGCTGGTGTCGTCGCTGGGCAGCGGCCCGATCGGCGCCATCGTCTCAACATGGGACACGTTCACCTCGACACTGAACCGGGCGCGCGGCGCGTCCGGCGACACCTCGGCGGCCCTGGCGGCGATGGCGGTGTCGGCCGGGCACGTGGCGGCCGCCACGGTGCAGCACAACACCCAGACGTCCACGCAGGCGCAGCTGATGCGCATGGCGTCGCTGTCGGCGCAGCAGCTCAAGGCCAGCCTGGACGAGCTGGCCGGAAAGACCTTGACAGCGCGGGAGGCGGCCGCGCAGTACGGGCAGGCCGCGATCAACTTGACCCGGACTATCCGGGAAAACGGGAGGGCACACGGGTTCTCGACGCAGCGGGGGATCGAGAACGAGCAGGCCCTCAACCAGCTCGCACGCGCCGCGCACGCGAACGCGGCCGCGATGCGCGACGACGGCCGATCGGCCCGGGAGGTCGGCCAGTTCATGGCGTCCGCCCGTAAGAGGATCATCGACGCGGCCATCGGCATGGGCTACAGCCGCCGCGAGGCGGTGCAGCTGGCGGACAAGCTGATGGGCGTCAAGCGCGCCGCAGACCGCATCCCCAGGCGCAAGGACATTCGGGTCAACGCCAACACCGAGGCCGCCAGGCAGCGGATCAACGACCTGGTGGCGTGGGCGAACCGCATCGTGGTGCAGATGGCCGTGACCGCGCTCACCAGCGGCCGCAAGACGGGCGGGTACGTCGGGTACGCCCAGGGCGGCCCCGTGCCGGGCTACCCCCGCGGCGGCCAGGTCACCGGCCCGGGCACGTCCACCAGCGACAGCATCCTCGCGCGGCTGTCCAACGGTGAGTTCGTCGTCAACGCCGCCGCCACGCGGATGTTCCGCCCCGTCCTGGAGATGATCAACGCGGCGGGCCTGTCCCGCGTGCCTGTGCCGCGCGCGACCCCCGCCCCTGTGCCGCTGCCCAGCACGGCCGCCGCGCCCACGGTCCAGCAGACCGTCGTGCAGGTCCACGTCGCCGGGTCGGTGTGGTCGGAGCGGGAGCTGCTGGACGTCGTGCAGCGGCAGGCCGCGCAGCGCAACATCCGCAACCCCGGCCTGGCCCTGTTCGGGAGCCGCTGAGATGTCGATCGCGTTCGTCGCCGCGTCCAACGCCGCGGGCCTGTCATCGCTGTCTCGCACGATCCCCGTCCCCGCCGGAACGCTCGACGGGCACGTCATGATCGCCGTCGTCACCGTCCGCACCGGCAACTTGGTCGACAACGCCATCACACCGCCCGCCGGGTGGCAGGTGGTGCACGAGGCGTACGACGCCGGGTCGCCGGGGGTACGCACCGGCGTGTACGTGCGCGTGGCCAACGCCGAACCCGCCGACTACACCTGGACGTTCCAGACCAGCAACGAGTCGTGCGGCTCCATCCTCACCTACTCCGGCGTGAACACCTCGGCCCCGATCCACGCCCAGGCCGCCGACGTACAGGCCACGGCCTCCACGACTCGCACCACCCCGGCGATCAATGTCACCGACCCGGACAGCTGGGTCATCAGCTGGTTCGCCGACAGGTCGGGGTCGGACTGGACGGGCCCGGACACCGAGCGGTCCGAAGTGAAGGTCCCGGCCACCTCGGCGTCGCAGGTGGTGTGCGACTCGGCCGGGCCGGTCGTCCCCGGGTCGGTGTCGCGTACCGCGACGGCCACCGTCTCCACAAGCGTGGCCGAGCAGGGCATCATCGCGCTCGCGCCCGCCGCCTCCCCCACAATGTCCGTCATCGACCAGCGCACCGGCACCGG